AGTGGTATGTATATTACATACTATGGTTCTTATTCAGATATAAGACTAAAAGATGTAATTGAAACTAATCCTAATATAGATTTAGATGGGATAGATGTAATTAAATACACTTTAAAGTCTAATCCTACTTTGGTAAGATATGGTTATTCAGCACAACAAGTTCAGTCTGTTTTGCCTGACTTAGTAACCTTAAACACAAGAATTGATGGCAATAATGAAGATGCTACTTTGATGTTAAATTATAATGATTTATATGTATTAAAGATAGCTGCATTGGAAAAGAAATTAAAAGAATTAACCGAAGAAGTGGCTAAATTGAAATAAACGAATAATTAAGTAAATTTGTAAAAATTATATAAAATGTCTTGCTCTCAATCAAATGCTGACTTTAAACCAGCAAATTACAATATACAGATATGGAGAAATGATACTTGGAGTCAAGTATTCTTATTAACTGCAAACGAAGTGCCTATTAGTTTAGTAGGGGCGGAAGTTGAGATTCAAGTTCGTAAAAAGCCAAATAGCGAAAACGCAGAGTTGACTTTAACCGAAGCTGACGGAATAACTGTTGGCGGTGTTAGTAATAACCAAATTACACTTAATAAACAAGTTGATATTGCTGCTGGAAGCTATGTTTATGATATGGCTATTTTGTTCCCTAATGGCAACGAAAAGACCTATATATGGGGTAACTTTATTGTTTACGAAGATATAACCAAATTATAATGAGTACAGAAATCACAATAAATCAAGACATTGTAGAAATAAACGTAACCGAACAGGTTGTAACAATAGAAGCTCCGTCAGGGGCTTATCCTTTGCCTAATTTAGTTAGTTCGGTATTTGGTAGGGTTGGTAACGTAGTGGCTCAAGAGGGGGATTATACCTTAACACAATTAGGTGGTGTAACTATTACCTCACCAACAAACAATCAAGTCCTAAAGTACAATGGCACTCAATGGGTAAATAGCAGCGATACAGACACAGGATTGACTTCGGTAGGATTATCTATGCCAAGTGCTTTTAGTGTCGCTAATAGCCCTTTAACGGCTAATGGAACGCTATCAGTAACTGGAGCAGGTATTGCTTCACAATATATTAGGGGAGATGGTACTTTGGCTGATTTCCCTACATCAACAGGTGGGGGAAGTTCGGTTTCTTACTATCTTAACTCAAGTGTAAGTCAAGGTACAATAGGAGGTAATGCTTATAGACAATTAAGCAAAACACCTATAAGTGGTTCAGGAACAGATATTACTGCTTCAACTAATGGTTACATAGCGAGTTACATAACTGATGCAAATGACCCTTCTTTATTGGAAGTACCTGCTGGTAACTTTAATTGTGAGTTTTATTTTAGTGTAAACTCAAATAATCACAATCCTTATTTTTATGCAGAGCTTTATAAGTATGATGGCACTAATTTTACTTTAATAGGAAGTAGCCAAAGCGTACCTGAATATTTAACTAATGGTACAACTTTAAGTCCTTATTATTTTGCTATCCCTGTTACTCAAACTACTTTAGCAATAACTGATAGAATAGCAATTAGAATATATGTAAATGTGGATACAAAAGTAGTTACTTTACACACCGAGAACAATCATTTGTGTCAAGTAGTTACAACCTTTTCAAAGGGATTAACTTCGTTAAATAACTTAACAAGACAAGTACAATTTTTAGCGACAGGCACAAGTGGAACTGACTTTAACATATCAAGTTCAACTGCTACGCATACTTTTAACTTACCAACGGCTTCGGCTACAAATAGGGGTTTATTATCAAGTGCGGATTGGACAACTTTTAACGCAAAGCAAAACGCATTAACAAACCCTGTAACAGGTACAGGTACTACAAACACTTTACCAAAGTTCACAGGTGCTTCTACAATAGGTAATTCTAATGTAAGCGATAGTGGTACTTTAATTACTTTAGGTTCTAATAGTTCTATAAATGGTCAATTAGTAATTGGTGGTTCTATTGAAGCAGGATTTAATTTAATTGTAAATAAAACAATTACAGGTGGTGTTAATGCAATTGGTGTATATCAAAAAGGAATAGTACAATCAGATGTTACAGGTGTTGGATTTGGATTTAATAATCAATTAGGTACACAAGCTACTACATTTACAATTAGTCAATATAGACATTACTCAACTAATCAACAAACTTTAGGTGCAGGTTCTTCAATAGGTACACAAATAGGGTTTCAAGCTGATAATACGTTAACAGGTGCTACTAATAACTATGGATTTAGAGGTTTAATTCCAAGTGGAGCAGGAAGATGGAATTTATATATGGATGGCACAGCTGCTAACTATTTAGCAGGAGATACTGCAATCGGAACAACTACTTTAGGTACTGCAACACAATTAACAGTTGGTGGTACTGAAACTGCGGTAAGTGCAATAAGTAGAGGTCAATTAATTAATACTACTTTAGTAGCTTCATCAAATAGCGATAGGTTAGTAGCTTTAGATATTGCTCCTACCTACACATTAGGAGGCTTTAATGCCATAGGATATGGAATTAGAAATGCTTCAAAAACAACTTTAAATGATATTTTATCTATTACAGGTGGAACAAGTACACCATCAGGATTAGGTAATGGTATCCATATAAATTTTGTATCTAATGTAGGTTGGATTCAATCATTAGAAACACTTGTAGCAGGAAGACAATTAAATATAATGGGTGCACCATTGTTTTTTGGTAATTCAAATCTTGGTGTATTTTACGGAAGTTTTACAACATCAGGAAACTTTATATTACAAAACGGAGGTACATTTACCGATGCAGGATTTAGATTAGATGTAAATGGTCTTACTCGTTTCATAGGTACTGCTTCAAGTGATACTGCACCATTAGGTTCGGAATTAGCAGCAGTAACAGGAACAGGGACTAATTGGACTTTAGCAGGTACTAACTTAAACGTAGGTGGTTATACGCACACAGTTGGTTCGGTAGACCCTTTGACAACGGCTTTAGCAGCAGTTAATGGTACTTACTATCAAATAGCTTATACTATTACAGGTAGAACAACAGGTAGTATTACTATAAACTATGGTGGTGCTGCCGTAGGTGGTATTACTGCAACAGGTGCAACAGGTCCATTGGCTTCATCAACTGCGGTTTTAACTATTACTCCAACAACGGATTTTAATGGTACAGTAGTTTTAAGTATTAAGACTATTGGCACATCGGTTGCTTCATCTACTTTTGCAAGTAGTGCAGGAGTAATTGCAACAGAAATAAGAGCAAGTGATATTTCTTCAAATTTGTTTTTTGGTAGAAATAATGGAAGAAGAAATACAACAGGAACAAATAATACTTTTATAGGAAGTCAAGCAGGAATTAATAATACAACAGGTAGCAATAATACATTTATAGGTCAAAACTCAGGGCAAATTAATACAATAGCATTTGATAATACTTTTATAGGTACTAATACAGGTGCTAATAATACTGCATCATTAAATACTTTTTTAGGAACAAATGCAGGTGCATTTAATACAACAGGCATAGCTAATACATTTGTAGGTAGGGCAGCAGGACAAAATAATACAACAGGAAGTAGTAATGTAATGTTTGGTCAAAATGCAGGTCGATTTATTACAGGTGGAGTTACTGCAAATACAATTTCTAATAACTCAATTTTTATTGGAGATGGTACAAGAGCAGCAGCAGATGGTCAAAATAATCAAATTGTTATTGGAGCAGGAACAACAGGGTTAGGCAGTGGTACAACAATCATAGGTAATACTAATACAACATTAACTGCTCTTTATGGTAGTGTTATTGCAAATGGTACATCTATAAATGCTTCAGCAGTATTACAAGCAGATAGCACAACAAAAGGATTCTTACCACCAAGAATGACAACTGTACAAAAGTTGGCTATTGGAACACCTGCTGCGGGTCTTATGGTTTACGACACGACATTAAATCAAATGTCATACTTTAACGGAACAATTTGGATTAACTTTTAAAATAATAAAATGAAAACAATCTCTCCTGTGGTATTCCCACTAAACTTAGGAACGGCTACAATTTTAAACGCTTATTGCATCAATGACAATTTAAGCGATTCAGCTACTTTTTACTACGCACTTTTAAGTGATTCTTTAGCACAATTATCTCAAGGTAATTTGACTATGGAAGGTCAAGACTATGCTGATTGGGTAACAAACGATTATGCTTACAATTGGGTAGCAGAACAAATCGATGTAACAATCACAGGTGATTATGTGCCTCCAGTACCTCCTCAAGCAGAACCAATTGTTGAGGAATCTATTGAAGAAGGTATTTAATTAGATATTTAAGTATATTTGTATATAAAATAAAAACTATGATAACAATTAACGAAACACAAGTAAAGGAATTAGAAGCGTTCATTAATCAAATCCCAACTCAATATGGTTTACCATTATTGCAATTTTTGGGTAAGTTGAATGCAGAACAAAATCCACAAACAGAAGTAACTGAAGACTAATGGTACATAATAGCAATCAATCGGACTTATTAACTATTCTTAGCGGTACAACCGCATTTATTGGTGTTGTAAATGTTCAACCAGTAGTTAGTCTTATAGCGAGTTTGATTGCTATTATTTCAGGTTTATTTGCCATTCGTTATTACATCAAGGCTGCTAAAAGATTCAAGTAATGTACAAGAATATAGTAATAGCGATATTGGTTATTATTGTATTTCTTTTCATAAAGGATAAATCTGATTACATAGGTCAACCATCGGTTATCATAGATACCGACACAGTTTACCAACAGAAAACTTTTACTAAGTTTATCAAAGGGAAATCAATCCCTTTTGTCGTTTTAGACACAATCTACAATATTGACGAGGTTCACGATACAATTACTATTGTTAAAGACTATAACCAAGTAAAGGTTTATTCCGATACTATGCGCATAGATTCATTAGGATACGCATACATCCAAGATACTATTTCACATAACAAGATACAAGGAAGGGGTTTTAGTGCCAATTTTAACCTTCCGACTATAACAATTACCAAAGTAATCACCCCAAAGCCTAAGAAAGAGGTTTATTTGGGTGTTATAGGCGATTTAAGGACATTTGACAATAAAGTCGGCTTAGGACTTGGTCTTGGGTATAAAACGGCTAAAAACGGCTTATTTACGATAAACGCAACTACAAATAATTATTCATTGGGTTATTATAAAAAATTATTCTAAAATGGCACTACCTGTATCGTTTAAGGACTTCGCTAAGAATCCAGTTGTAGCAACTTTATTTATTGTTCTATGTGGGATATCTGCATTGTATATTGATGTACGTTCTACCTTTAAAGACCAGATTACAAGCCAAGCGGTTAAGGTGCAAAAATTAGATGAGAAGGTTGACATTATGCAAGTGGCTTTAAGAAGATGCGATTCATCTTTGGCATCTGCAACGGCTAAGTTAAGCACATTAGAAAGTTTAGGTAAAATACAATCTATTAAGTAATGAAATACTTATTATTTATATTTTTAATGGGGTGTACGGCATCAGCTCAAAACCAAAGCGAGGAAACAAAAGAAGACATAGAGTTTCAAAAGTTAATGAATAAGGTAACTCAAACGAATGATTTGTCGGTACAGGTACAAGCAAAAGCAAGTAAAAAAGAAGCAGAGTTGGTACAAAAGGCGGTGGAAACTATAAAGGAATTAAAAAGTGAAGTTACAATATTAAAAACGGAATTAAAAGATGTTAAAGCAACTTTGGATAGTGTTAGTAATGATACTGGTATCAGTTTCAGGATTTACGCAATACCCAATAATAAAGAAAATTAAACAAGATTCGGTTGTTATAATGACCATTGAGCAAGGCAAAGAAATAAATGCTTTGTATTTAGGTTATAAAAAGACAATAGATTCATTACAAATTAAAACAAAGTATTATGATTCAGCAATTAATCAAATTAGTAAAAAGCAAGATACAATCAACATTTACAGATATCATATCCAAAATACTAAACCAGCCACAGGAATTGACCAAGAGTTCAAAGAAGCCTTTGAGAAAGAAAAAGGGATAAATAGGTTATGGACTTTAGTATTGTTTATGACATTAGTACTTATTAAAACACAGTAATATGAAATGGATAGCAAATTTATTATCGGATGAAAGAGGTTCAATTAGCACAAAGAGAGTTATAGCTTTATTGAGTGCTTTGTTTTTATGCATTACTTTATTGGCTAATTCTTTTAGTCATTTAGAAGTAGCACCTAGCGACAAACTTGTTGATGCAGTTATGGCTATATGTATAGCAGCAATGGGTTCAAGCACTATTGATAAATTCTCAACTAAAAAAGATGCCGAATAACGAAAAAAGAGCATTATTAATAGGCTTTACCTTATGGGTAATAGCTTTAATTTATTTTATAAATGTTATGTTATGATTAGTAAGAAAAGCATTGATATGATAATTAACCACGAAATAGGTGGAAAAGCATATTATGAAAAGGCATTACAAAAGCCAACATTCCCCGGCGGTCAATCTGGTATTACAATTGGTCTTGGATATGATTTAGGATATAATACAGAAAAGCAATTTTTAGAGGATTGGAGTGATAAATTAAATCTAAATTTTTTAACTCCATTAAGAAAAGTTATAGGTTTAAAAGGTGAAACTGCTAAACAAATGTTAAGAGGCGAAATATTACAAGTGAGAGTTCCGTACAATGCAGCGTATGAAGTGTTTATTAAAAAAAGTTTACCGAGATACTATGCTATGACAAAGGCAATATATCCTGAATTAGATACGTTAAATGAAGACACAAGGGGTGCTTTGGTTTCAATGGTTTACAATAGAGGTAATAAAATAGAAGGAGATTCAAGAAAAGAAATGAAAGCAATAGTTAATCTTGTGGCTAAAGCGGATTATGAGGGGATAGCCGACCAAATAGAGAGAAGCAAAAGACTATGGGAAAACAAAGGATTAGATGGATTGGTCAAACGCAGAGAAGAAGAAGCAGACTTGATTCTAAATAGTATCGCATAAAACAAAACCTATGACAACAACAAAAAAAAAAGGCGGAAGCAAAACCACAATGAGTGGTCAAATAGTCTTGGACTATTTAGCCAAATATCCTCAATGGATGCCGTCTAATACTTTAGCTTCTTTGATTATGAAGGAGCAAAGCGCACACTTTGACAATCAAGAAAATGTACGTTATTTAGTACGTTATTATAGGGGTAAGACAGGCGAAGGCAAAAGTGTAAAAGGAACTAACAAACAATTTATAGAAGATTTTAAACGTACTGGTTCAAACTTTGCTCAACCGCCAACTTGGGTAGAGGAAAAGGTTGTTTATTGTTTGCCGATAGGAATTAAGAAGATGGGTTTTATAAGTGATTTACAAGTTCCATTCCATGACCCTAAAGCTATTGAGGTTTGCTTTAAATACTTACAGGACCAGAAGATTGATTCATTATTTATCAATGGTGATTTGGTTGACTTTTACCAATTAAGCGATTTCCAGAAAGACCCAAGAGTTAGAAAGTTTGATGAGGAATACGAGGCAATAATTGAGATGCTTGGATTTATAAGAGCATCATTCCCTTTGATTCCTATTTATTACAACTTAGATGCGAATCACGAATTTAGGTATGAAAGGTATATGAGAACAAAAGCACCAGAGTTATTAGGGTTAAACGGCAAGTTTGACTTAGAGGAAATATTAATGCTAAATACTTTTAACATCATTCCGATTAAAAACATAGACCACGTTAAGTTCGGCAAATTACCTATCATTCACGGCGATACTACATTTAGAAGGGGAAGCGGTGTAAACCCAGCTAAAACTTTATATGATAGGGTTAAGCAGTCGGCAATAGCATCTCACGTTCATCAAGTACAATCTTACACAACCAAGAATCAATTTGATGAGGAAGTCTTTACTTGCTGGACAACTGGACATTTGATGCATCCTAACGTGGAATATTGTAAGCACGTTGATAATTACTCACAAGGGTTTGCGATATTAGAAAAAGATGTTGAAGGTTACTACTCGGTGCAAAATAAAAGAATCTATAAAAACAAAATTTTCTAATATGAGATACCCTAAAAACTTTGCAAAATTGACATCAATACAACAAGAGCAATGGTTGGTTGCTAAACTAATTGAATTGCACAACTTAGAGCAAGAGATTAAATTAACATTAGGCAAGATAAGAGGTGGTGAGAAACTTATATTTAAAGAAATAGATAGACCAGATTTAGCTTTAATGAAAGATGAAGATTAAAATCATATATCGCAAATTAGGTAGGGAACAAGCTCACGGCATTGCTGAAAGTGATGGTGTAGTTTATATTGACTCACGGCTAAAAGGCAAGAAGCAGCTTGAAATCCTGTTACACGAGTGCTTACATATACTTAACCCAATGGATGACGAAGATGCAATTATTGAGAAAAGCGTAACTTTATGTAAGGTTCTTTGGCAGCAAGGATACCGAATGGTTGACAATTCTAACGATACACCATTACAAGATGGTTCTAAATAGTTGTTCGTTCATAGTTCCTCACCCCTAAAAAGGTGGGGTTTTTTATATATCTTTGGCTTTCATATTGGAGAACTTAGGTTTAGACCCCGATTTATTCTTATTTCGGGGTTTTTTATGTGTCATAAAACGCACTATTTGACACATATTTGTTGCATATAAGTCAAATTATACCATTTATCCTTGCTATTTGCCGTTTATCACATTTATTTAAAATAATTGACTTGTTTGATAAAGTTATAAGGTTTTACCCTATCTTTGAATCCTAAACCAAAAGCAATATGAAAAAAGCATTTAAAATCTACAAAGAAGGGATGACTACTGACTGGATTACTATTTTACTTCCAGTTAATGAATTTAATGAATTTGATAAATCATTATTAGTATTTAAGTTAGAAAAATATGTTTCTTTAGGCTATCAAATTAAACCAATATGATATTCAATTTTAAAAATGCAACACCATTGCAAGAATTAAATGCTTATAAAAATGGTAAGCATATAAATTTAAAACTATATAATAAAGCATTATCATATTTGAAAAATGGGTATAGTTACCAATTGGTAGTAGATAGTACAAATGAACCAATAAAAGTATTAAAAGTAATTAAAGGAAATAAATTTTAAACCAAAACAACCAATATGAACAGACTAAAAACTCCACAAGAGAAAGCAAACGAACGCTACAAAGCCGAAAGTATCAAACCTATGTATGCATTTATCATTGTATGCGTGGCATTTATTATTACCGCAATCCTTCAAAACATTTAATTATGGACGCAATACAAACCTTTATTTACACATTAGAAACTCAATTAAAGACAATGCCAAATGGCTATGTAAGAGATACAGTAACCGCCTGTAAGGAATTAGCTGAAGGCATAAAAGCAATCTATGAAAACCCTAATAACAACATTAGTAACCAACCAAATCAAGACTAACCTACAAACCGAAGCCGACAACAAAGGCATAACCTTAAGTAAGTTGGTTTATAAAATCCTAAAACAATATGAGCAAACTAATCTATCAAGAGAAACAACTAAAGTTGCACAAAAGAGCAACAATCCTACTGGAACTGCTAAAACAAGCACAGGGAAGGCAAAATCTATTTGAGGCAGATTTAGCCGAATGGAGGCGAGGCTTAGATGATACAAGGACAATGATAAGCGAGGAGGACTTACTAATCAAGATTGCAAGGATGAATGATATTCAGCGCAGAATCCTTAAAAGCTACCATTACCTTATTCTGGACCTTTACACCTTAACAGAGGACTTTATGTTACCAATAAACCTTTTACATTTCTAATGAGAGAAGTACACAAAACGTATATGGCAGAACTTGAAATAGAAGTTTTGCGAGAAAAGAACAAAAAACTAAAGCAAGAGATAAATCAATTAAAGGATTTATTAGACAAACATTTAAACATAAAAACAATAAGAATGGACAAAGAACAACAAAAGGAGTATGCGGTTGAAATAGCCGAAAAAGTGTGCAATTACTATCAAATTAAATATGGACAAATGATGTCCAAATATAGAGGCGAGGAAGTTACATTGGCAAGGCAAATGACTATGTACTTGACTAAGGAAAAAACCGAATTAAATGGCGAGGAAATAGCACAAATCTTCAATAGGGATAGGACAACAGTTTTACACTCAATCCAAAAGATTAGGGGTCAATTGTCAAATAAGTTTGATGATACCATAAAAAAGGATGTTTTCAACTTAAATGTGCTTATTTAATTTGGTTATTAACACCAAAGTAGTTAATTTTAAACTCTAAAACCAACCAATATGAACGAACAACAACTGGCTAAAAAGCCACAACTTTCGTACACGAAAGACCAAGTAGAGTTAGTAAAATCACAGATTGCTCCAGAGGCAACAGTTGATGAACTAAAACTCTTTCTTTACCAAGCACAAAGGACAGGACTTGATGCATTATCAAGACAGATTTATTGCATCCACAGGAACGTTAAAACACCAAATGGATGGATTAAGAAAATGACAATTCAAACGAGCATTGATGGTTTCCGAGTAATCGCTGAACGTAGCGGAAACTATGGTGGACAAAGCGAACCAATCTTTGTAGAACAAGATGGTAAGTTAATTTCTTGTAAGGTTTCAGTATTTAGATTTCACGGAGAAACAAGGTATGAAGCATCGGTAGGTGTGGCTTATTGGGATGAATATTGCCAAAGAACAAACGATGGCAAACCAATGGGTTTATGGGCAAAAATGCCACATACAATGTTAAGCAAAGTTGCAGAGGCATTAGCTTTAAGAAAGGCTTACCCACAAGATTTAAGCGGTCTTTATACAGGTGATGAAATGGCGCAATCAACAGAGGAAACTCCAGCCTATATTAAGACGCACGAAAACTTAGAGGACTTAGAGTTAGCGATTGATTTATGCATAAATACTACCGAGTTAAGCCAACTTTATGCACTAAATAGCGAACTTGCAACTAAAGATGTAACTAAATTATTTACCAAGAAAAAACAAACTTTATGACACCATTAAGCAGACTATGGGATTTAAGAGAGGAGGTTAAGTTTTGGAATTACAAAGTAGATACAAGCTATCCACAAAACGCATCGGAAATGATTCATCAATTAAATTTAGCTAAGTATAAACTTAAACTACATAAACAAAAACACTTCCCAGAGTTATTAAATCAACCTAAAAGGGATTACATTCCTTATCAAATGTTAGCTGATAAATTTGAGGTATTTGAAAACTATTTAAACGATTAATTATGGATGAAGAAGAATTAGAACAGGATAGACAAACAGAAATCCAAATAGAACAAGAACAAATTAATAAACACGAAAACTAAAAACTATGATTAAAATGACATTTGAACATCAAGGATTAAAAGTATCAATTCAAGATGAAGATGCAGAAGAAATTTTTGAAGTATTAGAATTATGTGTAACTATTTTAAAAGCATCTGGTTATGCAGAAGAAAATATTAATGAAGGCATAAAAGAATTAAATAAACAACTAAATAACTAAATAAATAAACAATGATTGTACTAAACATTTGCAAAGAAGACATCAACTGGAAAGAAGCTAAAAACGGCAAAAGTTACGCAAACGTAGCTACTGACTTCCTAAAAGAACCAGATGAAAAAGGAAACACTCACACAGTATGGAATAACCAAAGCCCAGAGGAAAGAGCAGAAAAAGCTAAGAAAAACTATTGTGGCAGAGGTAAGCAAGTTTCTTATAACGCACCAACAGGTAAGAAGGAATTTGCCGTAAACCAACAGGAAAGCGAGGATGACTTGCCCTTCTGATATTAACCCCCACGTTGGGCGATAACGTTAAGCGCAAATTTAAAACCTACAACTATGAGCCAAAACCAACAAATTGCTAACTACCTAAATAAGGGTAGAAAATTAACCCCAATTGATGCTTTAAACAAGTTCGGATGCTTTAGATTAGCAGCACGAATAGCAGACCTTAGAAACGATGGAATGAACATAAAAACTACCATAGTTAAGCTGAAAAATAAGAAGCAAATAGCACAGTATTCGGTTAATTAGTTTAACTTTGTACAAAGGTGTCGGATACCTTATACTAACTTATTGGCTCAAAGCTGAAACCCTAATCCGACTGGGGTGGAAGCCGAGAGCCTTTTTTATTTTATGAAAGTATTAATAGCTTGTGAAGAAAGCCAAGCAGTAACAAAAGAATTTAGATTGTTAGGACACGAAGCATTTTCTTGCGACATTCTACCTTGTACTGGTGGGCATCCGGAATGGCATTATCAAAGAGATGTATTTGAAGTAATTAATCAAGGTTGGGATTTAATGATTGCGCATCCACCTTGCACTTTTTTATCAGTAAGTGGTGCAAGATGGTTATACAACAAAGATGGTACTGTAAACGAGGAAAGGTTCTATAATCAGCGTCAAGCACTTGATTTTGTAGATATGTTAATGAAATCAAATATTAATAAAATAGCTATTGAAAATCCAATTAGTGTTATATCTTCAGCAATAAGAAAACCAGACCAAATTGTTCAACCATATATGTTTGGAGATTCTGCAAGTAAATCAACTTGTTTATGGCTTAAAAATTTACCTAAACTTATGCCAACTAATATTGTATCTAAAGGAGAATTTTTTACTTGGATTGATAAAAAAACAGGTAAAGAAAAAAGACAACCACAATGGTATGCAGATGCTTTTATGAAACACGGATTAAATAAAGAAGAAAGAAGAACATTAAGAAGTAAAACATTTAAAGGGATTGCCAAAGCTATGGCTAATCAATGGGGAGGTAACATATAATGGCAATATTTAGAAAAGTTCACGTTACATTTTGGAGGGATGAATTTGTGGAAGGTTTAACCCCAGAGCAAAAGTTTTTTTACTTGTATCTATTAACAAATGATAGAACAACTCAATGTGGTATTTATGAGATTACTACAAAGCAAATGTGTTACGATACAGGATACAATGATGACACAATAAAAAAGTTAATTACTTTCTTTATTGACATTGGTAAGATTAAATATTCTGTAAGCACAAAAGAGATGGCTTTAAAGAATTGGGGTAAATACAACGATTCAAACAGTCCAAAGGTGCGTTCTTGCATAGAAAAGGAGTTATTAAAGGTAAAAGATAGAGTATTGATACAGTATATATACAGTATGGATACACATATGCAAGAAGAACAAGAACAAGAAGAAGAACAAGATAAAGAACAAGAACAAGTAAATATAGATTTTGAATGGTTTTGGAATGATTATGATAAAAAGGTAGGGGATAAGCAAAAGTTAAAAAAGAAGTGGAATAAATTAACCGATATAGAAAGGCAAAATGCAATGAATTATATTGACCTTTACAAGCAATCAGTACCAGATAAACAATTCCGCAAAAATCCAGAAACCTTTTTAAACAACAAATCTTGGAACGATGAAATCATTAACCGAAGTATTACCCCAATCCATAAACTCTCTTACGCAGAACGAGAGGCTAATGCACTTAGAAATCTATAATAAACTTGAACCAGATGAGTTAAAGGTTGTGGTTGCTTTAGATACAATGAGTGTTGGCAGATGTTCACCAATTGAGGTTAAAGAACATTTAAAGACCTGTATTGCTTTAAGCGGATGTCAAACACCTACAATAGAGTTGTTTCAGTTTTTATGCGAATTTGTAATAAAGAATTACGGCAACTTTAAACTAAAGGAACTTGGAGTAGCTTTTGAACTTTACGCAATGGGGAAATTATCAGTTGACAAAGCGATTATGTTTACCCCTAAATTCTTTGGAGATGTGATGGTTGCTTATAAGCCAATAGCTTTGCAAGTAAGACAAAAAACCTATGTAGAACCACAACCAGTAGAAATACCTAAAATCCAAGATGATGAGATTATTGAGGCATTATACGAAAACTGGGATAAGTCGGCTAAAAGAGGCTGGGAATTACTAAATACAATGGCTTTTGATGTACTATGGAAACGAAAGGAACTAAACAAGGAAAATCTAAGTCAAGAAAAAGCTGACCAAATAAAGAAAAAGATAATAGCACATTACAAGGTAACTGCTAAAACACCAAAGGACTTAGAGAAATTAAATAACGAAATATTTATCAAAAACGAGTGCAAAAGATATACTTTGTACCTATTTTTACAAAACCAATTATAGCCACCTCAAGAATTAAATATTTTTAACCAAGATAGTAATTAGGGAACTTGGGGTGGTTTTTTAAACTTATGAAACAATTAACATTTATTTACGAATTGCTAAAGTTTACGCTTATCAGTGTTCCTTTAGCGTGTTGCATTTATTTAACTGCACATTTATACTTTGAATTAAAACGATTATTTAGATGACAGGAATAGACAATAACATTGAGGTTAAATTAATTTATTTAGATACAAAAGAGGAAATATGGTTTAGGTCAATAGCAAAAGCGATAAGGTTTTTAGGTACTGACTATAAAACCATAATGACCTATATGAACCCAATTAACAAAAAACGATACAAGCATAACGATAGACTTTGTGTTGTTAGATTGAAAAAGTAACCCTAATTTTGCTTTATGCCATTGATACCTTTACCCAAGTTGTTAGAAAAAACCCAAAAGGTAGTAAATGCGTATATAAGAAAAAGAGATGAAGGGTTACCTTGTATTAGTTGCGGAAGCTACAATGGTAATCAAGCTGGACATTACTTTACTGTTAAAGGGTATTCGGCTTTAAGGTTTAACGAATGGAATATCCATTTGCAATGTGCTGGATGCAATATGTTTAAACACGGCAATCAAGCAATGTACCGAATAGGACTTGTAGAAAGAATAGGAGAAAAGGCGGTTAAAGAATTGGAGTTTGAGGCGGTTAACAATAGGTTAAAGAAATGGACAAGAACTGAATTAAACGAATTAATTGACAAATACAAATAACATATTTGAAACGTGCAAAGAGCAAGAAATAGCAGGTTATCCTTGCTATGTTTTTAACATTGATGGTACTACGCATTATGTATTTGGCGAAACACAAGAACAAAGATTTGATTTTATGGCAGATTTAATAAATAAATATGGCGAAAGTAAGCAGCAATAACAAAGTCAGCTTTGGCAAAAGAAAGTGTGGCAAGTACAAAAAGACATCTGGTCCAAAGGACAAGGCGGTTAAACCTTACAATAAACAAGGCAGATAATGAAAGATACATACGGCAAAAAACTTTACACGTGTAAATGCGGTAATATTACAGAAGGATACGTGTGGTTCGGTAAGATAAAAGAAACCCAGTTTGAATGTACTAAGTGCGGAAAATGGGTTGGTTATGACAATTTAGAAAAGAAAGTAGATAGTATTATTTCAATACGAACTCCAACAAAAAACCGATAATATGAAAACAGCAATTCAACAACTTGTTGATATTATGAATGAAGACCAAGTATCATTTACTGAATGGTTTCAAGATAATTATCAAATGTATATTGAAAAAGAAAAAGAACAGATTATAGATGCCTATTGCAATGGCTATCAAGATGGAAGTACTTTAGAATTAATACAATCAGATGAATATTATAACCAAACATATAACCAATAATGAACATCAACGAAATTAAACCTAATCCCAACAATCCAAGAATTATTAAGGATGACAAGTTTAAAAAGCTGGTTAAGTCAATCCAAGACTTCCCACAGATGCTTGAACTTAGACCTATTGTAATAGATGAGAACAATATAGTTTTAGGTGGCAATATGAGGCTAAAGGCTTGTATTGAAGCTGGACTTAAAGATGTACCTGTAAAACAAGCTAAAGAATTAACCGAAGAACAAAAGAAAGAATTTATAGTAAAGGATAACGTAGGATATGGCGAGTGGGATTGGGATGACTTAGCTAATAATTGGAACGTAGAAGACTTAACCGAATGGGGTTTAGATATACCAAACTTTGATGTAAACGTATTAGAGGCAGAAGAAGATGACTTTGCAGTTCCAGATGGCGGAAGCGAAACGGACATAGTATTAGGCGACTTATTTGAGATAGGCGAACACAGGTTACTTTGTGGGGATAGTACAGATAGCGACCAAGTGGCAAAGCTAATGAATGGACAAAAGGCTGATATGGTATTTACAGACCCTCCTTATGGGATGAAGTTAGATGCTGATTATAGTGGGATGAAGAGCGAAATATTTAAAGGTGGTATTGGTGGTAAGAAATATGATAATGTAAAAGGAGATCACGATGACTTTACAGAAGAGTTAATTAACACAATATTTGCTTGTTTTAATGATTGCAAGGAGATATTTATATGGGGAGCAGATTACTTTGCAGAATTATTACCTAATAAAAATGATGGCAGCTGGGTTGTATGGGATAAGAGAGCAAATGGCAACGATGACATATCAGAGGATAAAAGTTCAGATAAAATGTATGGAAGCACATTTGAATTATGTTGGTCAAAGAATAAGCATAAGAGAGATATAGCGAGAGTTAAATGGGCTGGTATATTTGGTATGCCATCACAAGACACAAAAGGTAGAGTACATCCAACACAAAAACCTATTGAATTAGCTAATTGGTTCTTTAATAAATGGGGTAAGGATAATGATTTAATTGCTGATTTATACTTAGGTGGTGGTACAACTATGGTTGCTTCACATCAACTTAAACGCAAATGCTACGGTATGGAATTAGACCCAAAATACTGCCAAGTGATTATAGATAGAATGAAAAAACTTGACCCGACCTTGATTATCAAGAAGAACGGAGTAGCTTTGTAATAATTAGAGAATATTAAGAAAATATGGCAAACGAACATAATTTAATACCAGCACAAAAAGGGGAAGTAAGAAACCCAAACGGAAGGGGTAAAGGTGTGCCAAATAGCAAGACAAGACTTTTGCGTTTATTGGAGTTGGTTACTAAGGTACGCAATCCTGTAACAGGCGAAGATGAGGAGTTTACAATAGCCGAGCAGTTAGATATGCAAATCATAGCTAAGGCGAGGAAAGGCGATTTAAAGGCTTACGAAATCCTTTTGGATAGATTAGAGGGCAGACCTAAACAAACAACCGACATAACCGCTGACATAAAGGGTAATGTGCAAATCACAATAGAACCAGATGCAGATTGTCAACCAATTAAAGATTAAGGCTACACCTGTATTCTATGCAAATAAAAAAGCATATGAAGAAGGTTATCCTGTAATATGTAACGAGGGTGGGTCAAGGTCAAGCAAAAGCTATTCAGTTGTTCAGTTACTAATACACATTGCAATAAGCAAACCTAATACAAGGGTTTCAATGGTATCGCATTCGCTACCTCATATTAAGCGTGGAGTATATAGGGATTTTAAAAGCATATTAGAGCAATGGAATATTTGGGATGAAAAGGATTTCAGATATACCGATTTCATTTATACTTTTAAGAATGGCTCTTACATTGAGTTGTTCGGTCTTGAAGACCCTGACAAAGCAAAAGGACCAGCAAGGGATATACTATTTGTAAACGAGGCAAACCTAATTAGTAAGGCTTTATTTGACCAGCTTTTAATTCGTACAACTGGACAGGTATTCTTAGACTGGAATCCAGCCGACTTTATTTCTTGGGTATATGAAGTAGCCGATAACCCAAATAACAAGCGCATCCATTCTACCTACCTAAATAACATATCAAACCTTAGCGATAGCCAAATAAAAAACATTGAGCAGTACAAGGATTTGCCAGATGACTTTATGTGGAAGGTTTACGGATTAGGGGAACGAGGTTCAGCAAAAGAAATTATTTACACTCAATGGAAACAATACGATGAAGCACCTAAAGGCGATGTGTTCTATGGATTGGATTTTGGTTATGTCCACCCAGCTGCACTTATAAAGGTTACGCACTACGAAGGACAGAACTACTTTGAGGAAATAGTTTATCAAAGCGGATTAACTCTTAGCGACCTATCAAGATTGATTAAGGAGAAGCTACCAGAACGTGCTACAATATATGCCGATGCAGCCGAGCCTAAATCTATTGAGGAACTTTACCGACAAGGGTTTAACATTAAACCAGCACAAAAAGATGTATGGGCAGGAATAGTAAAGATGAAATCTTATCCAATAAACTTACACTACAATAGCAAAAACCTAAGAAGGGAGTTTATGTCTTACAAATGGAAAAAGGATAAAAACGATAACGTAATTGAAGAACCTGTAAAGGCAAATGATGACTTGATGGATGCTTGTAGGTATGCCGTGTTTACACATTTAACCAAGCCTAAATTTGAGGTGTCGGTATTTTAGGATAAATTGTCTAACTTTGTTAAAATTCATATATAATGGGATTACTTGACTTTTTTACTAAAAGACAAAAACTATCAACTGTTTTACCACAGATACCTTTTAACGGACAAGTTGCAATACAACAAGGGATAATAACTTGGCAAGGTGGAGATAATATTAGCTTTGTTCGTGATGGTTATATGGCTAATGATATTGTTTATTCTATCGTAAAGTTAATTACAGATAAAGCAAAACTTGCTCCATTCCACGTTTACAAAGTTGTTGATGAAGTATCTGCTAAAAAATACAAGGCTTTAATGAGCCAACCAGATAAGATTGATAATTGGAAAGATGTACAAAAACTGCATAAAAAAGCGTTTGAACTTTATACAGGCGATGCACGATTAAACGAGTTATTAAAATATCCAAATCAAGAAGATACATTTGGCGATTTTGTAGAATCGTGGTGTGCTTTTAAGTTAATCACAGGTAACTCTTTTGTTTACGCAAAGATGATTGAAGGTGGTAGTAATGAAGGAAAACCTTTTGAGATGTATGTTTTGCCTTCACAGTATATGTACATATTAGCGGACATTCAAAACTTTCCTCCAACTATTGCAGGATATCAATTGAATTATGGTCCACTATGGAACTTTGATAAAAAAGAAATATTACAAGATAAATACATAAACTTACAATGGAATACTACTGGGAATCAATTGTATGGTCAATCACCATTGATGGCTGCTGCGAAAAACTTGACTCGTTCCAACGAAGCGAAGACTGCTGCGGTTGCTTCTTTCCAGAATGGTGGTCCAGCTGGAGTACTATTTATGAATGATGAACGCTTTGACCCTATTAGTGGAACACAACAAGCACAAGCACTTAAAAAGGCAGTAAGTGAAAAAGGTGGCTCTGCTAACTTTAATTCAATTGCGGTTAGTGGTTACAAAGTAGATTGGAAACAAATCGGATTAAGTCCTGTTGAATTAGATATCATTGAAAGTGAGAAGTGGGATATGAAAGCACTTTGTAATATTTACGGAGTACCTGCACAACTTTTAAACGATAGCGATAACAAAACTTATAATAACCAAAGAGAAGGAGAGAAGGCATTGACTTTACGTTGTGCTATTCCTTTGCTTACAGGTATTAGAGATAACTTAAATCGTAAACTACATTCTGATTGGGGTTATCGTGGTACAAACATTTATGTTGACTACGACCCATCTGTTTATGGAGAATTAGAAGCAAACAAATCGGAACAAGTAGAATGGTTAGATAAGGCTTGGTGGATTGCACCTAAGCAAAAAATGGATATTATGGGATTAGAGATTCCAGATTACATAGATAAAACTGAAATGGAGAAATTATATATCCCATCAAGTTTACAAAGTCCAGATGAGTTTCAACCATTAACATTACCAAATGAATAGTCAAGATATCATAGATAAGTTATTTGATTTAAAGGTTGATTTAAAAGCCGACCTTAATGAAGTAATTGATGAAGTTTACGGCAAGTATCAC